CCACCGGCTGTCCCGTACCCGCATCGATGAATCCACTCATGTCCAGGATCGGTCCGGTCGTACCGTCTGGGAGGGTAAGCCGATCCTGTTCGTCAATGCCTTCGTTGTTCGTTACCCGAGCGACATCCGCCACATTCAGAAACGTGATGGCGACTCGGCTGACCGTGAGTTCGCCTTGCGCCGTACGCAATTCTTGTTGTCGCCAATCGCAGATCGCCGGCAGATACTGCGGCGGACCGAAGGTGTCACTGCCGTAGCCATCATCTCCCAGATGCTTCTCGAATTTCACCGTCGCCTGCAACGGTTTCGTCACCTTGTCCGTGATCGCCACTCCCGAACGAAGTGTATCGAGTAGGCTCATGGCTCCACCTTCGGATGCGGATGGGGACGAGTTCCTGGGTCATCCTTGGGACAGTCAATGGTATCCTCTTTCGGCAACTCCTTCCCAGTCCACTTGTACCAATGACCGCATTCGAGGATGAGCCAGTACACTCCTCCCTGTTCAATGATTTCGAGAATCGTGCTGGTCATCGATCCACCGTCAAGTAAAACGGTTGCAACATCTTCGGATCGGAGATGAGCACTTGCTGTTGCGTATACCAACTGGGTACGAGAAGCAGACGCACGGCGTCCGGGATATTCTTGGTGAGGTAGTCGTAGTTCGAATGCATCAGCGCGACTTCTTCCGCTTGGGTACGATTCTTGTTGAAAGTCACGCCGACCGATCCGGCCTTGACCGATGTGATCCCCTGCACAGCCACGTCGTTGGTCGCGGTCAAGTCGGTGACCATCAACTGACGGGCGTACTCGCACTGCGCGTACTTTAGATCGTCCGGAATCACGGCAGGGTCAATGGGAAACCCGTTTCTGGTGAGCATGCCGGTGCGCGGCCAACACAAATTTTGCGTGTCCGTACTGGCGCTACCCGTCCATACGAACGACGCATCCAGCAGGAGTGCGGCCCACTTGAGCGCACCCTCTTTCGCCGAGTCCGCACCAGTCCAGGCACCACCCTGCGGTCGCGTGCTGTTGTACAGATCAGCTTCGGCTACCGTGGCATATGAATTCGCCGTTGGTCCTCCCGGTGTCACGTCGATCGGTATCTCTAATGGTGGCGGCATAGCAACCTCGTAGACCTGCGGGCCCACACGCACCCCAACACGTATGGGCCCGATGTGTTTACTTCACGCCGATGCAGATCCCCGAGTTGCCGTCGTAGTCGTCCTTGAACCGAGGGATCATGATCGCCATGACCAGCCAGAACAAGGTGAAGCCATCGTTGCTCGTCCACGGAATGACCGTCGGCGCCTGCCCCGTGATCATGTCGACCACATCGCTGGTCATCTGGATCATGAAGCACTGCGGACCAGTTGACGCCCCGGGCATCTGATCGGCCACACGAACGCCCGAAAGACCGGGAATCCGCATGAGACGATCGTTGATCGTGTCCGTCGTGTTGACTTTGAAGTCACCAGCCAGCATGTTCCCAGCCTTGGTGCCCACGTACAACATGTACGGACCGTACCGACGCTTGCCCTGGAGGACCGACATCATGTTGATGACGTCCTGCACGATCGCCGGACCGGTGGTGCCGATGGTGTTCGTACCGGTCCAATCCGCCGACAACGCCTGCGTACCGGCATTGGGTGCGTTGAGCACGCCCGGGGTCGTCCCCGCACCGATGGTGATGCCGGCGCCGTTGATGCTGGCATCCTCGATCGCCTCATTGACTCGCCGCGTAGCCTGAGAGATGAGCGTGGTGTCGAGCGGTACGCCGACGCGTTGCGACATCTTGAGGGTGCGCACGCCCATGCTGAAGTCGTCGGTGGTGAGGTATACCGGAATGGTCCGAATGCTGCGGTCCGGCAATTGATTTTCACCCCGCGCCGACGGATTCATGGTTCGCTGCGCGCCGCCCGTCTTCGAAATACGTTCCCACTGAACTTCCATCACCGACAGCGGATCGGTCAATGGAAAAGTGAGACCGAACGACAAGATGTCGGCCGCAAACACCAACCGTTCAACGCCCACTTCGACCACGGTCTGGTCAATGAGCTTCTGCGCACGTTCCTCCAACGGAGCCGCTGCCCGCAGCTCTGGGATCGTGAGACCGGAATTGAGGAGTCGGAACGCAATGGCGTCCGAGGCTCCTGGATGGACTCTTTCCATTAGAAGGCCTCCGACTTGATGCGCCCCGGATTGCCCAGTGCTCCGGTGCTGTTGTTGGTGTCTTCGAGCGCGATGAACAACGCGTTCGCCTGGGTCCCGGTCTTGCGAACCGTGCCATCGCCGGCCGACTCGAGGAAGTCCCCCGCCACGACGGCGGTGGCACCCGAGGCAATGAGCACCCACGCCGTATCGCCCGGCGACAGGATACCCACTTCGAGGAGTTCGCCGCTGGCCCACGAATCGTCCACGCCCCGGTTGAGCATGGAGGCGTTGAGGGCCACGGCCCGCTGCTGGGATACGGACGCCACGTTGTTCTTCCGGTACGCGACCACACCAGCGGATTTCTGGAACCGCTGAACGAGTGTGCCGGGAAGAATGGCTTCTCCCGCGACGACATCGTTCACAATGACGGCATGCCCGCCGTCATGCCCACCAAGGAGAATCGTCCTTGGTGGATACCGAGTGATTGCCATATCTGTTCACCGATCCTTTCTGCCTTGCGGCCTACTGCTTGGCTGCGCGCTGCTTCTCGAGCGCGATCTTGTATCCGTCCGGCGGCGGCTGGGTGATGTAGTCGTTCTCTTCGGCCGCGCGCGGGGCGCGACCCGAGAAGTCGACCGGCGCCGTTTCCACCTTCACCAGTGCCGCGATCTCTTCCAACTGCTCCACCGACTTGGTCTTCAGCTGCGCCTCGGTGAACACGGTCTGCGCGGTCTTCAACTTGCCGACCAGTGCATCCTTGGCTTTGGCATCTGCCGCCTTGTGCCGTGCGACCATGTCACGAATGCTGGGCGGTGCGGTCTCGAGCCACTTCTCTTCGGTCATCGGCGGCTCCTCGATCTTGCGTTCGCCCTCGGCGGTACGCTTCTTTCCCTTGTCGGCGGCGGCGTCGTCCTCGTCGTCGTCGGCGCCGTCGTCCTTGCCCTCGGCCGCAGCCTTCTTCTTCGCGGCGTCGCGCTCCTCCTGCTCCTTCTTCTCCTTCTCCGCCTTCTCGTTGGCGTCCTTCTCGGCCTTGTCCGCCGCGTCGGCGCCGTCCTCCAACGCCTTCAGCATGTCGTCGCTTGCCGCAGTAAGGATCTTCTCGTCCTTCACCGCGGCGTGTGTGCGGCCCATCAGGGCCTTGACCCGTTCCGCCTTCGTCATGTCTACCTCCTGCTGAGATTGTGCAAATCGGACTCGTGGTATGATGCCGACTCTCCTTTTGAAAATTTTACGACGTGAAACGATCCCTGCGACGAACTAATGGTACCTCTCTTACCCTCGCCACCAACTGCGGCACGACCGTTGTTGCCCCGCACACGTACTCGATCGCCTTCTTGATGACCACCCTTGGGTATACGATTCTCGGTCGGTGGTGCCATTCCGGTTGGATAGTCCTTTCCTTCGATTGGCTTTCCGGCTTTCTGCAACCGTTCGATTTTCTTGTCGCGCAACCGGGTCATCGTGTCTTTGCCACCACTGTCGCCACTGCCACCGATCTCACCAGGACGACCGCTGTGTCCCCAATTGCCAGACCCTTGACCACCCAAAGTCTGGAGGATGAGTGCGTCGGCCACCAACGCATCGGCGATATGGGCGTCGGCTTCGGCGGTGGTGAGTGCGACAGGTTTCGTTTGGCAATCACACGCCGCACGGAGTTCGCCACCAGCGATAATTTCTTCGTACCCAGCTTTCGCAGTCGCCAAGTACCGCGTGCCACATCCCATGGCCACCGAGCACGCCCCGGTGCGTCCCTCGCTCAGAATGGCCAAGTGATCTGGAGTGATGTGTCGCCAAATGGCCTTGTACGGTTTGCCATTGAACTCACTGTCCTTGGCTTCGGCGATCATGAACACCCCGACGCTAACTTCCAGCGGGTCGCGTGGGTTGGCGGTCTTGATACGTTCGAGTAGGCGTTTGCCGTCGGTGCCAATCGCAGCCGCGCGTTCCGGATCGACCCACGCTTCCATCGCCAGTGTGCGATCCACGATCTGGGTATGAAAGACCTGCCCTAGTTGATTGAGTTCAAGCACGGTGGGGTCGTTGGCCGAGATCTTCTTCCCCTCGGCCTCAGGGTGGTTCATCATCACCGGACGCCCGTTCCAACTCGTATGGGCCAACGCAAACTCCTCGGCCAGTACGAGCTCGGGTTCGCTGCTGTTGACCGCATGCAGCACCCCTTCCACGAGGGCAGTGATGGGAATGACGATATGTTCACGTCCGCGATACTGCGACGTACGGATTTTCCCAGCGGCCGCGACCAAGTGAATGTCCCGCGTCTGGGTGTAGGAGGGAACAGATCCACCCGCATCGCGAATTTCGTCCTGGGTAATGGTGGCGATGATGTCGGCGGGGGTACCTTCGGCAAACGACTCGTCGCCAATGGATTCGGTACAGATCGCGGCCGCGGACGAGGCACTGTGGCCTTGGTTCTGCACCTTCTCCCAGCACCGATGCCACTTTTCTGAGTGATGTGGACGTCCGGGCATCGCTATCCTCCCAAATCTTTCGTCAATTGATCGAGTCGCGCCTCAAACTTCGTCAAGTTTTCTTCCAACTGCGCTACGACATGGAGATTCCACGCACACATACCCACGGCCACGACCGCGACCACCGCCGAAATCACACTGATGAGTGCCATAAGATAAATGATCACCCCAGCAATCCGATCGTACACCGACAATTCGGATGCGCAGGTGGTCCGTCCTCGTCAAAGTCCTTCCCCAGTGGGGCGGTGGCGCCGTCAAGGGGATCGCAGATGTCACAGAGCTTGTCGTCCGGTGTTACGATCCATACTTGATTTTCATCGCCATCGAGATAGCCATCGTTGACTGCCTGATCCCACAGCGCCCGCTGTCCTTGGTTCACCGCGGTCATAGATTCAGTTCTGGCAATGGTCCGCACCCGGTCTTTGTCGGTGAAAATGTCTTCCAAATCGCCCATCGCCTGGGTCCATGTCGAATCGCCGTCTAACACGTCGCCAATGATTTCACGAATCTTATCGCGTGTCGTCCGGGTAATCCCACCCACCAACTTGGCGGCGTGGTCCCGCGCCCATTCGACGGCTTTTGGGTTACTGCGATTGAACGCATACCCCGTTCCCCCCTTCGCGAGCGCGCGATTATCAACGAAGCGCTGGGTCATACGCGAGGTGAACTGCAAATTCGATGCCGCGGCGTTGCCACCCGCCACCAAGGCGTTGTAGAGGAGATCGGGCAGCCCGTCGGCCATTTGCTGTTCTACAATGCGCACAACCTGATCCAACGCGATTTCGGCTTCCTGGTGTGAGTGAAACGTCTCAGGCAGAAACGCGCCACCCGTGGCAAACGCATGGGCGAAGTGATGCGCCAGTATGCGCTCGTGCGTACGACCGGCCGCCAGGACCCGCTTCCAACCGGGTATCCTCGCGGCCAGCCGATACACCACATCTCGTACGTCCACGACGCCGACCGCCTACGACGCCGACGAATGGGAATGCTTCGCTGATTCCGCAGGTGGGGGTGCGGCGGCCTTGGCTGCGGCGGCCTTGGCTTCCTGCGCCTTCAGCGCTTCAGTGTCAGCCAGGATGTGGACCACCCCGACACCGCCGATACGGTTGTTGATCACCGAGTCGGCATCCAGATCGCCGTAGTTCGTCGGCACCGTGGGGCCGCGCGGGGGGTCGTCCTCCTTGGGTTCCCCGCTCGCCAAGTACGGAGTGTGATCCGCTCCGTCGAGCAGGTTCGGCGCGCGACGCTCTCTGGTAGGAGCATACGACGGCGGGGCGGGCTTGGTCGATTTGCTCTGGACCGGCCCACCAATATCATGCGGCGGCGGCGGGGGCGTGTCGTGCGCGTGTGTGGTCATGTCATCACTCCTTGTCTGTGTCTGACTCTGATTCGTCGAGGTCCGTTTCGTCGAGGCCATAGTCCAGTTCCTCTGGGAGGTGATCGTCGCCGAGGAGGTCGTCCCAAATGCGGCGGTCTTGCGGTTGGCCGTCTGGACCGTCGCGATAGAAAAGTTCATTACCCACGGCTGCGTCCTGGGATCGGATTGAACGTACGTGGGCGTGGTCGCTTGGCAATGGGCGCCTTGGACGTAGCCGATTTCGGGTTGACATAGTGATTGAATCGCGCGATCGCGGCGGTGTCCTTCATGTCGAACTTACCTGACCATGAGGAACCGAGGAGGACCTGCTTCCCGATGGCTTCGGTGTCCGCGATCTTCCATAAGAAATGGCCATCGGGTCGATCCTTGTTCAGTTCGCGGTTCGTTGCTTTGAGCAAGCGATCGGCTGTACTGCCCTTGTACGGATTACTGTCCTCCAGTTCATTGGCCACCTTGCCCAGGATGTGGCCCGGGTTAATAGGGACGAAGCCGTAGCGGGCCCAGGCATAGCCACCCACATCGATGTTGGCTTCCATGTGTACGGCCACAACGCCAAGGCGTTCGTACTCGGCAAAGGACGATCGCAAGATGTCTTTGGCGCCACCGACGTTCTGTTTGGCGAGTTCGAAGTAGTCGTGGTCCACGGTTAATTGTCCATAGGCGTCGCGTCGAAACACTCGTTCAATCGTCGTACCGGCTTCACTAACAAAGCGAATATGAATCGCGTCCTGGTTATGCACCCCACCCCGACGCACGATCACTCGAAACTTTTCATCCGAGTCCGCGACCATGTTCGCGGCAACTTGATGCGGATCCACCCCCTCGCCCAACACATGATCGATCTGTTGACGCGTGGGTTCAGTGACATAGATCGACGACTCAATGTTCTCGCCTGGCTTCTTTGTCGGCTTCACGAATTTATCTGCGCCACTGCCCGAGGTACTACCGCCGACTTCTCCTGGTCGTCCCGCGTGGCCATGGAATCCACTGCCTGGACCACCCAAGGCACGTTGAATCAGAATGTCGGCCCACCAGCTGGGTGATGAGGACGCAATGGGATCGTGCGTACGTAACCGCAGTTGTTGCTGGACCTGGGCTACGATGAGCCGCGCGACACGTTCAGCGAGTAGCGAGTTCATGACAATGACCGTGGCTGCGTCTTCTTTTTGCGACGGAGGCGAGCGGCCTCGGTCAAGGTCTCAGATCGATCGGGCAACGGAGCCAGGGCACGACCCACGATGGCTTCAGCCAATTCGAAGTCGTCGTGGATCAGGGCATGTTCCAACGAGGTAATGTCAATGTACGACGACGCGGCCTGTAATTGAGGGGGTGGCACGTTGCCCAGCTTCGCGTTGATCTTTTCCAACTCGGCTTGATGCTTGGCGGCGTCCGCTGCCGCTTGTTCCTGCTTCTTCGCATCGATCTCGGTCTGCTGCTCCTCGGTGAGGGGCGGGAATCCCAGGATGCGATCGCGGATCTCGTTGGTCGTAACGACGACCTCGCCCTGTGTCTGATTCAGGGTGGCGGCCTTGTTGGCCATGTCCATGCGCTGGGCGTCGTTGAGGTTCTTGATCTCGGGCCAGCGTACGGTGTAATCATCCGCGGGGGTCGGCAGTGTCCCAAGGGCGATGAGGCGATCAACGAACGGACGTACGATGCAGGGCTCCGCGAAGTCCGTACGCCGATCCATCACCCGATCATCGAAATTCGACTGATCCTGGGTACTGGCCAACTCGCCCCGCTCGCTGCCCATGAGGATGCGCTGGGGAATGCCGGTGGTGGCCGCGATGAGATCCATCAGGCTGCTGACTTGCTGCTGGAAGTTCGCGACCGACGAACCCAGGTCTTGGATCTCCACACCCCTGGTGGTCAGGATCCGCCGCAGCTCGTGGGTGTACTCCTCGAGCTGGAGATGGAGCGCATCGGTCTGTTCCTTGGTCGGTACTGGAAGAGAGGGATCCAACTTCAATTGCTTGCCGCCGTCCACACGTTTCCAGAACGCCTCGGATCCCCCACCCACAACCTTGACGAGGTCGTCCAAATAGTTCCATACACTCTCCAGACGCGGGGGACCGAACAAGGGGTTGTCCAACGCATCTTCGGCAATGTGGATGATGCGGGAGTAATGCACTCGGCTGTACATGCTCGGGGAGTACGGCATGGACGACGGCATCCGCAAGATCTGGTAGTAAAGTGGATGGCCAAAGCGTTCGTTGGTCTTGTCGTCTTCGTACGATTCGATTAGGACATCGCGTTCGGAAAACGGAGTCAAGTACTTCAGATCGTTCGGTGCGCATGTAACGAGCGGGTCGTTGAATTCACCGGGCGCGCCCATGAGGATGATGGCGAAGTGACCTAGGCCTGTCAAGGTATCGGCACGCTGGAATACGGACCACAGGTGCAGTCGCTTGTCGAGATCGGTCCATGCTTGCTCAAACTGGGTGAGGGTATCCGGGTCTTCGTCTTCCACCAGTTCACCCCCGCCACGCCAGCAGGCTTTGGGAAACGTCTCGACGATGCGCTTCGCAATGCCACCTCGTCGATACCGATCCCAGTAGTCGCGTGAGGTGAGGACGTAGCGATAGCCAAGGGCGCGGTAGGTATCCCGACGCCCCATGAACTGATACCCACTGCGATCTCCGAACTCCGATCGCCCGATCAACGGCAGCATCAGATCCGCACGCGACCACGGAATGACGTCACTGCCATTGCCATTGTCCGCCGTACGCATCACTTCGCGATCATGACCATTGCCATCTACCATGTCAAACTCCCATCGCCGTGGTCAGTACGTAGCGGCTCCACCATGTAGCGCAAACTGTCAATGACGTGGTTCTTTTTATCCTCCAGCTGGGGGATGATGGCGCCCGTGAGCTTGTGTTTCTTGAAACTGTACATGGTCAATTCGTCAGCTGCGTGAATGCATCGCGGGTGAACGATGATGTCGTAGTTCTTGAGGAAGGACACGCCCTCCTCTACACTGCCTGGACCTTTCTTCGCCCCAATGCACCGCGGGTACCCATGGCGCTGCATGTACGAAATCGTCTCGGGACGCGCCGAGTCAGTGACAAGTTCCCACGCGCGAGCCATGGCTTGACACTTCGGTCGACTCCAATGCCGCACACTACGGTCTAGGTCAATGTCATGCACATGGTCCAGGGTACAACCTAGCGAATCGAACAAGGCAGGCGTATCATCAATGTCGCAACCGATCTTGTACACCTCAGCGTCGATATAGAGGGAGCGATCCACGACATAGCCACGGACGAGGACATCGGGGTCGGTCGCGAATCCCCAATCCCCACCGAACAAGAACTGCGCATCTGGTGGAGTATCGAACTCCTCGATGCGCCAATTCTTGAAGACGCGTGCCTCGCTGTTCTTTTCGTATCCACCTAGCCAGATGTGTTCGTACTTTTCCGGATCACGGCGGCGATCCCATTCCAACTCATCGCGCAGCACTTTGGGCAGGTGCGGGTTATCCTGGTAGTTGACCTGGATGACGATACTGTTGGGCGGTGGGGAATTGCGCAGCAGATCATCTACCGGATCATTGGCATGACGTGGGTTCCACGAGAACCACAACTCACTGTCATCGCGACGCAGGGTGGGTCGCAACAGATCCATGCTACGTCGTGACAGGGCCTGCGCTTCTTCCACCCACGCGATGTCGAATCCTTCCAACGACTTGATTGACTCGGCGGTGTGGTCCTGCATTCCCTGGAAGATGATCCGTCCGTTGCCCGGGGTGCGTATGAAACTGTTGAGGACATCAAATCGTGGACCTACATGATAGCGCGCGATCGTGTCTTCGAGCAATCGCTTCACTGACTGTCCAAGGGAGCGTTGGATCTCGCGAATGCACACCGCACGCATCCCCGGACGAGCGATGGCGCGATGAATCAACATCTCAGCGAACGACCACGACTTGGCACTGCCTCGACCACCGTGGGCACCTTTGTAGCGCGCGGGACGAAACAGCGGGTTGAACACTGGTGGTATGGAATTGCGCAACCGAGCCAACGCATCCTGCTGTTCGAGCTGATCCACCAATGAATCCAAGACTTCGGTTGGGGTATTGACCAACGCGGTAGCCACTGGGTCGTTCGCCGACGCCGACGCGCGGGCGCGATTAAGTGATGAATTGGCGCGATTAGTACGACGGCGACGATGAGTCATGATTTTCATGATTGATCGTCGTCCACGTCCGGCGAGCTGGGAGGTAGTGTCGAACTAGCGGAGTCGCGACTTTTCCTAAGCAACTTCAAGAGTTCTCGCTGCTCCTTGCCGCTGAGCCGCGTGAGATCGTAAGTGCCGTCCGGGCCGTCTTGCAGGCCAACCATGCGATGGGTCTCGACGGGCTTGCCCGACTCGTACGCGGCGATGAACGAGATGAACTTCAACGCGGTTTTGGGGTTGACTGACTTGAGCCCGTCCGTGAGACGCATCATGATATCCGTGCTGTGCTGGGTGACAAGTTCCCGGCAAATCGTGCGAACAGACTTCCGCCAATTCGTCATCGGCTCATTCCGTGGTGGCGACGACGACGTGGTCGATGCGTTCCGTACGGTCCGTTTTTTTCTCATCGTTACCTATGCACGAGCTGGCGCCCCGACACTCATTATGCCCCAAACCTGGGTGAAGAACTCGTCCTCTATAAGGTTTTTCGTAAAAACCCTCGATTTCGTGAGAGAAACACACGTTTTGACCCACGTTCACCGTACAATTTCGATCGTTTCTTGGATTGACCCCGGGCTTCCGCGGCGGGGTGTGTGTGTTCTCTTGTTCTACCCCGTAATTTCAGTTCTCGTCGTTGTAATTATCCTTATAACTAACCCTTTAATTAAATTAAATTAAATTTTAAATTATTAATATGAGAAGAAAGGACACACCAAGGGCGCGTTTGGCTTCACGGGTCAAGGTTTCCCATTTCATCGTTTTACACCACCCAGCATGGGTCCAACCCCACTTATTTCATTTCCGTTTACGGGCAAACGCCTTGAGTCAACACCAGCAGGCGTGGTTCATTTTCACCCTCGTCATTTATGAGAACGCATTTCGTCCGTTTTCATCACACTAATTCATCATTCATTTCATCACTTCTCCTACCCGGTTTCTTTCACCTTTTCAGACCCAGTTTTCGATATCGAAAATCGTGACTCCGAACTTTTCCACATTGACCCGGCTTTCTTTTCGATTGACCCAAACTCGACCCCACTATGCCGGAGCGTTTTCACCGAGTTACGATTCCTGTAGCCGGGTGTCCCCCGTTTACGGCATATTAGTTGCGTCGGGCGGAGCCCATCTCGCCAGATTACCGGGTTCGAAATCCGGCTTTCTGAAATAAGGCCCGCCAAAGGAGTGATTTATGCGTTTCACATAACGCCTGGTTCATCGTCCAGTTTCACTCGTTCAATTCTAACCGGGTAGGAGCATCTCATATGTCGTTGCATGATCGCTTATTTCGATATAAGTTGCAGGAGGCCGCCAACCGTCGCTTCCACCGATACTGTTCTGCACATAAACGACACGGCCGTCGGATCATTTGCACCAGTTGTGCCCGCACGTTCTGCCCCGTGTGCCACCCACGTGGCTGCAACCGCAGAGATTGCCCCACGAACCACCGCGTAATCGTCGTCAAAACGGTCAAAAATCAGGCAAAACCCCCATCACCCGTCTCAATTCCTCGTCCCCGCCTCAGGCTACAAATCACTAAAAACCCTAAGGTTATTCGAATCCCGCGCGCCCAACTCGATCCCTCTAGTTTACCTATCGTCGATGCCAATGGGAAAATGATCCGTCAAGGCAAGGACCTTATCTACCCGTTTGACCTTGATACGTCCCCACCCGCGTTTCAAACCGCATGCCGAGACTGGGTTGACCGCATGAAATCACTAAACCTGGTACTCATACACGTACGCCCGTCCACCCTACCCCACGCATTATGGAGTACCAGCTTCGTATACACCGGTGTGGATTATCATCCCTTAACCGATCTACCTACCCCACCCAAAATGGACATCACCAGTCTGACCCAATCATTCGGCACCGGTGGGGTTGGCATTGGTATTAAAGGTACCGGCAGTAACAGTCTCTATCGAGTCCCCACGGTTCATATCGTATTGTCGAGGAGCGTTTAGCCATGAACGATAAATCCAAGAAACCCAAGAAGCTGGTCGACCCGGGCGACATCATCCCACTGCCCGACTACGACAAAACTCGACGCCCCGTCCGTCTC